AACGGCAAGGAACGTGTGTGGGACATCAAGTCTGCAAGCGACTGGGCGTACAAGCATAAGTTCACTGGTGCTGGCGGCTACGAACACATCAAGGACGATGATCCGTTTGGGTACGTTATGCAAGGTCACTTGTACGGTGCCGCCACGGGCTTGGACTTTGGTGGCTGGATTGTCATCAACAAGTCGAGTGGTGAAGTTGCTATCGTCGAGGCGTACGACTGGACAGGCGATGATCGTGTGACGTATATGCTCGAAGCTGCTAATCGTGTTAACTTCCTTGCTGACCCCGACGTGAAGCCGTTCAAGCCATACCCTGACGAATACGAAACGTACAAGCGAAAGGGCGAGGTACTCCGCACCGGCAACAAAGTCTTGCCGAAAGAGTGTGGCCTCTGCGGCTTTCGTGGTCACTGCTGGCCTGACGCTATACTCCACGAGCGGGTAACGTCACAAGCCAAGTCTCCTCCGAAGGTGTGGTACACACGGCTCAAGACAAAGGAGCTATGATGTGCCCTACGTTTTCATTCGGGACTACGATCTCGAACTCTTAGAACTCAACAAAGATATGCACCACGTGTACATAGAGTCACACGGGGGTGTGGGCGGTGAACGTAAGACCGTCTTTCTCAGGCAGCACGAACGTGGCTTGCCTCTTACATTGCGTAATAATTTTAGTGACTTAGGTGCGCTGTCCTCCGAGTCGGAGAAGCGTGACATCACAACCGTCGAGGCCGAGATCGGAAAGATTAGTCGCCTTGCAAACTCCGGAGCTAATGTATGCGTCCCACTGACTCGCTTGACAAACGAATTCTCGCCTTTGGAACGTCTGTCCCCAAAACTAGCAGGGTATCTTCTAAAAAGGCTAGCGTCCGTCGGAATGCGTCTATGAAGCAAAGTTCGGCTATGAAGGCCGGATTCCGCTCGACATTTGAACTCAACCTAGCCCGTTCTCTTTCTAAAAAAGGTGTAGGCTACGAATATGAGTCAACAAAGCTGACCTATATTCCTAAGCCACGAACGTACACGCCAGACTTTTATATTCCGGAGACGAACATCTATGTTGAGGCGAAGGGGCACTTAGATAAGGGCGATCGTATCAAGATGTTACTTGTAAAAGAACAGCACCCTGACCTCGACATACGCTTTGTTTTCTTACGAGCAAACAACAAGATTTACAAAGGCTCGAAAACCACCTACGCTGACTGGGCTACCAAGCACAAGTTCGAGTGGGCAGAGGGTTCGATCCCAGAGGAGTGGTGTAAACATGGACGATAGAGACATGGAAGGAATGTTAGAGAAGGCGAGTTTGTTACCTGAAAAATGGTATCTCGTCTTCCGGCAGGGCGATAGCGACGATCATGTAATGATGACGGCGTACGATACCACCACAGATGACGAGGATGATGAGTACATCCCGGCGGGTGCTGTCATCTTATCCGGACTCGTCGAACTGATGGAGTCAGACTTCGAGCGTGTTATGTCCGCAGGTTTAGCGCGGTTAAAGTTTGAGGCTACACAAGAGGCTATGATCGAAGAGACTGACAACGAGCCGAGTGTCAAGCACGATCCGGAAACAAACATCGTCAAGGTTAGTTTCGGGAAGACACAGTAGATGAGACACGAAGAATATATGAAGATGAGAGAAGAGCTAGAGCTTGCTGGAAAAGAAGCGTACGGCAGCTTGGACATGGTGAACTCACCACCACACTACAATCAAGCAGGGGTTGAGTGTATCGATGCCATACGCGCTGCCACAGACGAAGGCTATCAGTATTACCTGCAAGGAAATATTATCAAGTATCTGTGGCGCTATCGTTATAAGAATGGCGTCCAAGACCTAGAAAAGGCACAGTGGTACTTGGAAAAACTTATTGAGGAGATTACAGATGAATAACATGTTGCCTACATCCTATCAGCAGTTCATCCACAAGTCCCGCTACGCACGTTGGCTTGACGATGAACAGCGCCGAGAGAACTGGGACGAAACTGTAGAACGCTATCTGCAGTTTATGATCGATCACGTCAAAGAGAAGCACGACTTTGACATAGAACATTTGTATCCCGGTGATGTAGGCAAACTACGTCAGGCCATACTTAGTCAGGACATTATGCCGTCGATGCGTGCCATGATGACTGCAGGACCGGCTCTGGCTCGTGACAACATCTGTGGATACAATTGTAGTTACATTCCTGTAGATAACCCTCGTGCGTTTGACGAGTGCATGTACATATTGATGTGTGGCACAGGCGTGGGCTTCTCTGTCGAGCGTGAGAACGTGGACAAGCTGCCGATTGTCAGCGATACGATGCACGGCACGGACACGGTGATCAAGGTCGGCGACTCGAAGCCGGGGTGGGCCAAGTCGTTACGTGAGTTGATTGCGCTGCTGTACGCGGGTCAGATTCCGAAGTGGGACTTGTCTGCCATACGCCCGTCTGGTGCGCGTTTGAAGACGATGGGTGGTCGTGCTTCTGGCCCGGGTCCGCTTGAAGATTTGTTTAACTTTGCTACACAACTATTTGTAAAGGCACAAGGTCGTCGCTTATTCCCTGTTGAGTGCCACGATCTCATGTGCAAGGTAGGTGAAGTTGTTGTGGTGGGCGGCGTACGTCGCTCTGCCCTGATCTCGCTGTCAAACTTAAACGACGATCAGATGGCACACGCCAAGTCTGGTGCGTGGTGGGAGAACGAGGGACAGCGTGCGCTGGCTAACAACTCCGTAGCGTACAAAGGCAAACCAGAGATGGGTACGTTTATGCGCGAGTGGCTGGCCTTGTACGACTCCAAGTCTGGAGAACGTGGCATCTTCAATCGTGACGCTGCCGACAAACAGGTTGCCCGTAATGGACGCCGTGAGACAGGGCACATGTGGGGCACCAACCCGTGCAGCGAGATTATCCTGCGCCCCTACCAGTTTTGTAACCTGTCAGAGGTGGTTGTCCGTGACTACGACACGATAGAAGACTTGAAAGAAAAGGTCCATCTTGCGACTATCTTGGGCACGCTGCAGTCCACTCTTACTGACTTCAAGTACTTGAGGAAGATATGGAAGACCAACACAGAAGAAGAACGATTGTTGGGCGTATCCTTGACTGGTATTATGGATCATCACGTTTTATCAAAGAACGTAGATTCCGCTCGTTGGCTCGAAGAGATGAAGTGCGTGGCCGTAGACACAAACTGGGACTTGGCAATAAACGGACTTGGTATTCCACAGTCGGCTGCTATCACCTGTGTAAAGCCGTCGGGTACTGTATCGCAACTGGTGGACGCTGCAAGCGGCATTCACGCTAGACATAGTAAGTATTACATACGTACAGTTCGCGGGGATAACAAAGACCCGTTGACACAGTTCTTGAAGGAACAGGGTGTGTACAACGAGCCGGACGTGATGAAGCCGGACAATACGACTGTGTTCTCTTTTGCAATGGAGTCGCCTGACAGTGCGGTTACTCGCAATGATCTGACAGCTATTGAACAGCTAGAGCTTTGGAAGACGTATGCTGTTCACTGGTGCGAACACAAGCCGTCTGTGACCATTACGGTCAAAGAGGACGAGTGGATGGACGTGGGCGCGTGGGTGTACGAGAACTTCGATGTGGCGTCGGGTGTGTCGTTCCTGCCGCATAGTGATCACACCTATCAGCAGGCACCCTATCAGGACATCGAACGCGAAGATTATCTGGAGTGGCAACAAGCGTACGGCTACCTCAACATCGATTGGCAGGCGTTGTCCGAATACGAACGGGAAGACAATACGTCTGGCTCACGTGAGCTAGCGTGTATGGCTGGCGTGTGTGAAGTGGTAGACTTGAATGCCGCCTAAGAAAGAAACACGTCCGATATGGAAACAGGGGAAGGGGTGGATTCAGTACGATCCACCCCGGAACCATCCGTGCTATGAAGAGTGGAGAAAGATCGTTGATCGAAGTAAAGATAACGCCTGACTTAGTCGAACGCGCACAAAAAAAAACTGCCACTGTAGGCGTCTTACAGGGCAGCATCACGGGCAGTGCTAGTCATGTGGTGGGTGCTATAGGCGAACTCATCGTAGCCGACCTCACGGGTGCTACAGAAGCGAATACGCACGATTATGATCTCGTCCTAGACGGTAGGCGTATCGACGTGAAGACCAAGCGGTGTAACACGCCTCCCAAAACGTACTACGATTGTTCTGTTGCAGCGCACGGATCGAAGCAAGACTGCGACTCGTACGTTTTTGTACGCATCAAGATCGACGGCACACGTGCGTGGGTCTTAGGTGAAATAGATAAGCGTGACTTCTATAAAAATGCCACGCACCACCGCCGGGGGGATGTTGATCCGGACAACGGATTTGTGTTCAAGGCGGATTGCTACAACCTTGCAATCAGCGAGTTACAAGACATTGAAACCGAAAGCACAACTGTTCAAGCTCGAAGCTAACCTACTCACTAATGGCAGCGTCGAGTTACTTTATGACTCCGTACGTCCGGAAGATTTCGAACGTACAATGAATAAAGGGATGCCGGAGTACGAGGGTTCGCACTCGGTAGCATCCCTTCTTCGTTACCTTCGTACCGTAGCCGACGAGGCTATGCAGAAGTCTTCTACTTATCTTTAGCTCCTGCGATACGATCTGCGGCTGTGGGCTTCGGATTCTTATCAATCCCAGCTTTGACACTAAGCATACCAAACTTGGTAGCTTTGTCACCCGCCGCCATCATCATACGAGGTTTCTGCTGCTTCATAGCCATGTTCTGTTGCATAGGTGTCGTTGACATCATGCCCCCCGCTTGAGCCTTCTTGCGGGGTTTTTTCTTTGCCATACCGCCGTACATCATCGGCTTGCGCTTCGACATACCGCCGTACATCATGGCCTTACGCTGGCCGTTGTTGTACATTTTCATTAGTTTGATCCTTCTTCTTGGGATGGTTGGAGTAGGTCTTCGAGCATCTTTGTGCCCTCTTCTCCGAGTTGACCAAGCTCAGAAATTACAAAGTCAGTGACGAGGTTGTCAAAAGTATCCAAGTCTGCTTTCGTCATATCTTTCGGGAACTTCATCATACGGAGCATAATGTCCGCAGCTTCCTTGTTACCTGCCGCGAGTTTCATCAGGTCGAGTCCGGCCTGTGAAGCGAGTGACACGCCAAACTCTGCGGCCACGTACTGCGGTGAAACCATACCGCGTGCAAGGTTGAATGCACGAGAGATGAGCTGATTAGTGTTCATCGGACGTACGATGTTATCGATCTTGGGTTCGATACCCTGTTGACGACTGACGTACGCCATCTCTTCGCTCAAGGTTTCGGCCATATCAGAGATGAATTGCTGATGATCAGAGTCCATGTATCGTCCGAGAATGGCCTTGACGTTGTCTCGCTCTAGGGCTTCGACTATCATCTCTGGTGTGTACAGGGCCATGTTGGTAAATTCTTCACCGTCGAGGCCCACGTTCTTCTTGCCCTGTACCGGAGCGACTCCGCCGTAATCCATCATACCGCGTATCAAAAGGTACGAGATACCTTTATCGAAGGCTTCTTCTGTAGAATACGTGCGCTGCACGCCCCCGACCTCTGTGGTGAAGCGATCTCCTACCTTTGAAAGGACTTCACCTCTAAGCTCTTCGATGGCATTTGCAGAGCCGTTGACAACCATCTTCTCGAAGAACTGACGTGGTGTGTTCTGTCCAATGAAGCGATTGATGAGCTTCGCGCCGTCATCTTGTATGTTTGTATCGCTGATGACTTTGCTACGAACAGCTTCGGATTGTTGAACGACTCGACGTTGATACTTTCCGTAATCTTCGAGGATTACCATGTCGCTCGGATCACCGTCGCCTGAACGTGCCTTGTTGAGGATACTTGCAATCCCACGATCCTGTTCGAGCATGTCATCGAGATCGACGAGCTTCATGCGTACTGGGCGATCCTTGCCCTCAACTTTTACGAGTACGGTCAAGGCATCTTGCACTTCGTTGAGGTTCTCGATAGACGCCCAGTCGTACCCGCCGCCTTGAGTAGCAGCGAGAGGTGACGAGCGTTGCTGTAATTGCTCTGCAGCTTGCTTGCCCCACTTGGCGTACACGACCTCTTCGAGTACGTTTTTGACGAGGTTAAAGTCTCGTTCCCCTACCTCAGTAGACAGATCGAACACAAACTCCGCACCGCCCATGCGGGAGATGTCGCTAAACTCTTGTATAAACTGATCGCGAACTTTTATGATAGAGTTCATAGCCGCATCATCACCACGAAGAGCTTTTGAGATACTATCTGTAAAGGGATCGAAGGCTTCGAGGGGTGTGATGTTTTTGTATGCGATCTGGAAGAGACGATCACTTATGACTGCTCCTTCCGGAATCTCCT